TTTATTAAATTAAGACTTGTAGACGTTATTAAATATTCCTGGTTCTGCATTAATTGAATACCAAATAAAATACTGTCCTTGCCTTTTGTTGCTCCTTTAATTTGATAACCTAACCTACGTATTTCTTCTATACTTTTTGGTTCAGCACTATCAGCTATTACTAATTCGTGTTTAGGTAGTTTACTTGCTACTTCTTCATTGACTAATCTTGTTTGGTAACACACTTCGTTTACTATTCTTTTACCGTTCCATAAGTGAACAGAAACAATTGCAGTTGGGTCTGCACTATATCCAAAGTCTAAACCATAACCTAAAAGCTTTGCGTCTTCAGGTACTTCGTCAATTTGCTTCCAGTTGTCAAACACTACACCTTGTAAGTTGCCTATTTCACCAAGACCATAAACAGACCACCAATTTTTCCAATATGCTGAAGTCTTTGCTTTTTCTTTTGCCTTTTCTATTTCAAAGATTATGTTTTCATCAAGTGCTTCGTTATCTAAATAGTTTAGCTTTAGAAATTCTGCGTTACTATCATTAACTAATTCGTGTACCCAAAATTCATTGGAAGGGTTAAAGTCTAAATACACTTCGTCTTTAGTTCGTATAGCTAATTCATTATACATTTCAAATGTTACATTGTTACATTCGTTTATATAAAGTATATCACGTCTTGCACCACGTAACCTTGAACTATCGTCTGCTGAAAAGAACTCTATAAATGAACCATTTGTAAATTGATATTTCAACAAACTTCTATTAAAAAGTTGTTCACGGTATCTGTATAGACCTTTAAGTAATTTTATGCAGTCACGAATACAACCACGTCTTAGGTGTGGTATTGATTCACTAACTACACTTATTTCTAAGTTAGGTATTTTTATAGCTTTGTCAATTAGTAGTATTAGAATAGAAATAGTCTTACCAGCACTTGTGCCACCTTGTACTATTTTAATTCGTTTTTCTAAACTACTTATCTTGTTTACTGCCGTTGTCCTTTGAAACATCTATGTCGGGAAATATTGGTTGTTCAAATATTGTTTGGTCAATCTGTTGTATAGGCGCACCATAACCACTATCCATTAAAGCTTTGTAAGCATTCACATCACCATTACGTGCTTTCTTAATTAAAGCTAAAGACATTATATCTTCTTGTGATAGTGTTTCTTCTTCGTTTGTTAGTGGGTTAAAATACTTTTGATTAGAATCTAACCAACGCTTTGCTATTGTGCTTCTATTCTTACTTCCTTTTGGTCTTCCATTTGGGTTTCCACTTTCGCCAGGTTTCCAAGCTGGTTTTAAATTTTCTTCATTAGCCATAGTTCGGTATTTTTTCGGTGTACACTTATATAACTACTTTTGTTTGTTTTCGTATTCCAAGTAAACAGTTCTTAAACGGTCTACCATATCACGTACACAACTTGAACAACTACTTGAAGAAGTTTTTTTGTTGAATACTCTATTGTAAATCTTTCTTAGTTCAGCTTGTTCGTTTGGTGTTACTGTACTACGTTCAATAGCAAACCAACCATATAAAATATTGTATTCGTCTTCTTGTAGACATTTAATGTTACTATTATATGGAAATAGTTTGTTTAGTTTTTCTTTTCTTTTGTCACAACCACAGTCTTCACCTGCTACAAACTTAACCAGTTTATCTATTCCAGTTTTCTTAGTTACTTTTGCGATAGTGTCACCTAACCCTTCGCTTTTCTTTTTTGTTGTTTTCTTTTTTGCCATTTTTATTTAATTTAATTCTACTTGATATATATTTAAAAAGTCTTCTTCTTCTAATTGCTTTTGATAACAGAATATAGTTACTGCGTAATTTAGGTTATTAGCCTTTACCATACTTATAGGTTCTTTGTCTGTGTCGTTCTTTATGTAAAAGTAATATGTCTTCATTGTTCTATTTTAATACGTTCATAGTCCGTGTTTCTAAAGTCTTCGTAATCTTCACCAACTGCTTCTTTGATTCGTGCTTTACAATGTTTTAAAGTTTGCCAAATAGACTTAACACTTATTCTTGTAAGCTTTGATAGTTCACGAATACTTTTGCCACTATCACGATATAATTCAAATAGCATTTTATCGTACCAGTGCCAAGAATTTACTTCGTCATTTATCTTTTTAAGTAGCTTACCGTAACATTCCTCTTTCATTGTTTCGTCTTTATATTCTAAACTAATATTTTCTATTTGTGTCTTTTGCTTTTCCTTGTGTAATAAATAAGTGTTTCTTATAGTCCAGTAAATATATATCTTGTTGCATTTTCCGTCTTTTATTAGCTTCTGCAAATTAGCGTGGTCTATAAGTCTTAAATACATTTCTTGTATTACGTCTTCAGCAAATGAACCAGCACCCATTCTTTTTGCAATAGCTACATATTCTTTATGGTCTTTTGATATTTCTTTTAGCCAGTCCACTATTCAAAGGTATAAAAAAAGCAGCACAAATTAATGTACTGCCTTTTCACTTTTAATAGATAAACACGAAAACTATTAAAAAGGTAAGTCATCTTCAGGTAGTTTTTCCATTTTTGTTACTGGTGTTTCACTTGGTTTGTACGGTTCACTTATTGACATACTAAAAAACTTTTCACCGTTCTTTGTTTCTCGTACCCATAACGCTACTTCCTTTTCTAAACCTTCACAGTTCATTTTTCCTTTGTAGTCTGGGTGCGTGTCTGCTTTCTTATAATTGTTTTTAAAGATTGCACCACTATTTATTTTTTGTTCCATAGTTATTTGTTTAATTTATATTCGTAATTTCTATTGTCATATTTAGATAATTCATTTATTTGTTCTCTATCTAAAGTATGTATTAATTTCATTTGTTTTAAAGACCAAGCAATTATAGTTTTATCAAGAACATAAAAAGGGTTTCGTAATTTAGATAATTCAGCACAATGTACGTCCCCATTTTTGTCATCTATAAAAAATAAATAAACATTAATGTTTGTCGTTTCTAAAAGATTCTTATAATCAAGATAATGATTGTAATTAATTCCTTGTGCTGCCCATTTATTAAATCTTGCTTTTGTTTTTACATCAATAGCGTAAATATCCTTTTTGTTTTTTGTTGCAAAAATATCTATCCAATGTGGTTTATTTTTTGTTATTGGTTTATAAACTATAAAATCTTTTTTTTCTAAAAAATCTACTATAATTTGTTCGCCAATATTACCTTTAATTACTTCTTTTTTGTCTTGCCAAGTCATTAAAATTTATTTATATCATTGCCAAAAATGTCCCAACCTTTCCTTTTTTCTCTTGAAAAATATTCTAACTTACGTCCTAAAGTTATTTCATTTACAATATCAAAAAAACTATCTGGTTTTCTGCTATGTTCACGTCTTGTTTCAGTAAAAATATCTCTATGTTTTGTATTGTCCCAATATGGTTTACCTTTTACACCTAACAAACAAAATTCACACTGCATACGAAACCAAGCACCCATACCTATTTTTTCTTTATTCCAAACAATAGTAGCTTTATATTCTAAACCCCATTCTTTTAAAATTTCAAAAGCATCTGGTAAAAATTTATGTGTAGTCCACAAAAAAACTATTGCATTTTCCATTAAAGGTAATTTTATTTCTTTAATTTCTTGTGTTGACATTTCTGGATAAGGATTAGATACCCTTCTACCAATAGAATCAAAAGAAGTTATTTCTTTGCTTTGCCCTTCATAATTCCACGGTGGGTCAACGCTAACAACATCATACAAACCTTTTAATTTTGGTAAATTTCCTTTTTCAATATCTTGTATTTGTTCTTTTATTAAATTAATTCTTTCTTCTTTCTTTTCTTCTTTCTTTATTTCTTTATAAGCAGCGTTTATACTTATTTCACCAGTTGAAAGTTTCGTCTTTATTTCGTCAGGTGCTTTTTCTTGTATCTTTTTAACCTTTGCTATTGTATCGTGTGAAACCGAAGCAACTTTTGAAAGTTCTTTTTTAGTATCTATTACCGCTTTGTCAGATTTCTGACGAACCGCTCCACCAGCTTCTTGTTGTTTTTCCTTTGCTTTTATTCTAAATACGTCTTCAAGTTCTAAAGCTAAAACACTACGCTGGTAAGCACTTAAATTTCTTCTACCAAATTGGTTTAGTATCATCCATTCCTTTGCTTCGTCTTCGTTGTCAAACTCTTTATTTATTGTTTTGTATTCTAAATTGAATTGTTTAGCTATTTCAAACCTATTGTGACCGTCTATAATATAGTTGTTCCAAAGTATTAATGGTTCTCTTATACCTTCTTTACAAATGTTTAAAGTTAGTTGTGTGTGTTCATCAATACTTAACGGTGGAATAAGCTTTTTAAATTCTTCTTTTACTTGTATCATTGTTCTACGTTTAAAGTTAGCTTTGCTTTTAATTCATTGTAGTATTCACGACATTCTTCTATTCGTGTTTTTATAGATTGAATCACTTCCTTGTCATAATCTACCCTAAACAACTTTACACGATTTTCTTTTGGTATGTGACTAAATTGGTGTTTGCTTTGTACATACTCTCTTATGTCTAAACATTCATCAATCTTTTGTTGCTTCCAATGTTCACGTCTTATTTCATCTTCAACAATTTGTTGTGGTGTGTCTACAAGACAATAAGCAATATAAGCCTTTCGTTTTCCAGTTAACCACATATAACCTTGTACCTGGTAAAAGTAGTCTTTGTTTGGTAGTTCGTCTTCAAACAATGGAAAAGTAGAAGCTTCATAGCTTGACTTAATATCTACTACTACGTCTGTAATAATATCTGGTTCACCAGTAATATATTTGTTTGTAAACCTTTCTTCGTTCTTATACATAAAACCAAAGTCT